TACGACGAAAACAAAGAGTTAATGCGAAAGGTCTCAAGGCGAGAAGAGGCGGATCAAATCGTAAGTGGGAGAGTTGGGTGGACGTACAAACTTTTACGTTGCAAGAAGAAACCGATTGATTTATCTATGCTAGAGGAGGCACCGTTTTAATATGAAAGAAGACTTTGAGGAATGGGCTAAAGGCAAAGTTGCCTTGGCGCACTACAACACCGAATACTCTAATCTTGAGGCTCAAATTGCATGGCAAGCGTGGCAACGTGCTTGGAATATAGCGGTACGTGAACAACGTCGCAAAGACGAAGAAGAGATCAATGCACTTAAACATAAAGTAAATGCCGCTATGGCAGTACTGGGGACAAAGAAATGAACTTTACCGAAGACTGGGTTAGCCACAACGAGAAGAACTTTATGATGTGTATGGGGCATCTAGGATTTACACGAGGTCATTTCCTTGAGATTGGTTCGTTTGAGGGTCGGTCTACTTGCTGGTTCTTGCAAAACGGTTTGGCTGATGACGGCAGTATGACTTGTATTGATACGTTTACACCGTACTGGTACAAAGAAGGTGATCTGCTCGAAAGATTCCAAGTTAATGTGCGTGAGGCTAAAAAGAAGTACCAAGTATTATCTACGCTCGCTATGAATTCACCTCAAGCATTAGCGCAACTAATTCAACAGAAACAAGAATACGACTTCATCTATATTGATGGCGACCATAGCCCTGCGGGTGTGCTGACTGATGCGGTCATGGCATGGGGCTTGTTACGTAAGGATGGGGTCATGTTGTTTGATGACTACGAATACGACAGAGAGCCTACCAAGATTGGGATTGATGCGTTCTTGGCTGGATTTAAGGGGCAGTATGAAATTGTGTTGCAGAACTACCAACTTGCGGTGATGAAGAAATGATGCTAACGATACTAAACATGTTTATCCTGTTTATGGCTACCTGCGCGGTGCTGATATTTGCGGTGATGTTTAGCTTCTTCTTATTTATTATGTTTGCATGTGTGTACATTGGGTGGATGGAGATAAAGTCCATGTCGATCCCTCAAATTTGGAACAGGATTACTAAATGAAAGCGGAAGATATTGCTAAAGACTTAGAAAGAGAAGGTAAATTTCCAGGGCATGTTGTGTACGGGACAAGCCCACTATTAATAAGAGCCGCCAATATGCTCCGCCGCCAAGCAGACCGCATAGCAGTATTAGAAGCAAACCACAAAATACAGTTAGAAATAAACGAAAAGGCATTGCAATACATAAAGCATTTGGAAGATGGTTTGGAGTCATCAATCAAACTAAACAAAGCACAAGCGGAGAGACAAGAGAAATGAGCGTAACAGTTATTACTCCAACCACGGGTATGGATACGTTGGCACAAGCCATTAAGAGTGTAAGCACACAGAATGCCGAACACATCATAGTAGTCGATGGGGTGCAACATGCCGAGAAAACCATAAAGATTGTTACAGATAACGGGCATCCTAATTTACGAATAATGATTGTGCCTGAGAATACAGGCAACCCGCAACGGCACTTCAATCCTGAGTACAACGGGAAGTTCTACGGGCATCGTATTTACGGGGCTATGGCTAATCTAGTTAACACCGACCACATCATGTTTCTTGATGAAGACAACTGGTACGAGCCTGACCACGTAGACTCTATGGTGCAGTTGATTAAGAGCAACGACTTAGAATGGGCATATTCATTACGCAAGGTAGTGGATGCAGATGGTAATTTTATTTGCGAGGATAACTGCGATAGCTTGGGGGTGTACCCAAACTACAAACACATCCCATTCGTAGACATGAACTGCTTTTGCTTTGGCACAGGCACTCTGCTAAAAATAGCCGACATATTCCAAGTTCCTAGCTACAACTGCGACAGGGCGCTCTTTAAAAAAGCGGTGGCGATTTGCTCAGACTACAACAAGTTTGGTGGTACAGGCAGGCACACAGTAAATTACCGAGTAACAAAAGAAGGGCAGGCAGATTGGTTTATTAAAGGCAACAAAAAAATGCAAGAAATTTACAACACTTTTCCATGGAGAATTTAATGTTAGAAACAACAGAACTAGAAGTTAAAAAACCCGCTAAGTTATTTGTAGCTACACCGATGTACGGTGGGCTGTGCACAGGCGGTTACACCATGGGTATTCTTAATTGTGTACAGACATTTGCACCCCGCAATATTCAAATGTACTACTCATACATGATGAACGAGTCTTTGATTACCCGTGCCCGTAACGGTATGGCTTACGACTTTATGCAGTCGGATGCTACGCACCTTATGTTTATTGACGCGGACATTAGCTTTGACCCGAAAGACATCGTGCGCATGATTGATGCAGACAAAGATATTATCTGCGGGCTGTATCCAAAGAAAGAGATCAACTGGATGCTTGTAGCCGATGCGGTCAAACGGGGTGTGGACTATAAAGACTTACCGAACTACACAGGCTCGTTCGTGGTGAACTTAGTAGGTGGAGTAACGGAAACCCAAGGTAACATCAACCAACCCATGGAGATTGACAACGGCGGTACAGGGTTTATGTTAATTAAACGTGAGGTATTCGATAAGCTAAAACCTACTGTACCAAAGTACACCAACGACATGATTCTGATTGTGGACAAGAACCCAGTTAAGAAGATTATTGATGAGTACTTTGCTACCAGCATTGACGAAGTATCCAACCGACTACTCTCAGAGGACTACCACTTCTGCAAGATTGCACGGGAAGCGGGCTTTAAAGTCTATGCCGCACCTTGGGCGAACCTAACCCATAGCGGTACGTATAACTTTAGCGGTACGCTACCAAGAGGATAAGATGACATTCCTTGTAGCCAACATTCCGCCAGTTAAGTGTTTCGTGCGTAAAGAGTTCCTTTACAACCACGAGAAAGGACATGGAGAATTAGAACCATGTGTTTGGATGACTGCCAAGGCAATTAAAGGACAGGCGTTTCGTATCGAGTCGATGCTAACTAATTACGGTGCGCTGTATGACAAGCTACCCATTAGTGCATACGTATGGAAAGAAGTGTTGACAGACCCATTGCATCTTTTACCGCTTGACCATTTACAAATATGGGATTGCCTATCGTATGACATGGCAGTAATTGAGAAGTCTAATTTGCGTGGGTTAAAAGTCAAATACTTTGGTAAGGACAAGCAGTTTCACTTCGGCAATTACTTATTTACGATTGACTTTGCATCACCTGATGCGAACCGACTTGATACTAGCTTTAGTGAGGGTGTCGAAGAACATAAGTCGTATAACTTTATTAAGTTAGATAATGGGCAATTTGCTTGCCAACCGAACAATCGTTGTCTTTGGTACGACGTGTCGCTTGTACCTGCCGTATTAAAAACCCCTGACTTCAAGATACCTACTGAAATATATAGCGTAGAAAACCATGCTAAGTGGAGTGCCAAGGACGAATGGTTCTATAACTTTGAGGAAATTAAAAGATGATACCTAATTGTGAATTAGTAAAAACAGACGGCATACAGTTTCTTATATTAAAAGGACAAGACTTAATCTCAAATCATTTAAAGCATGAACTATACGAGAACAACATCCATCAACTTTCTCTTAAGCTTTTAATTGATGCGCCCGAAGGTGAGGTGCTAGATATTGGGGCTAACTTGGGTACGTTTTGTGTGCCCTTGGCTAGGAAAGTATCAAAGCATATCTACCATGCCTTTGAGCCACAACGGATAGTCTATTACCAATTATGTGCTAATACGTTTATTAATGGACTGGGTAATGTTCATTGCCACAACTTTGGGCTATCCAACAAGGAAGAACGGCTAGTGTTGACCATGCCTGACTACACAATCGAAAGCAACATTGGTGCGTTTAGCATGGATAAAGAAGTTCGTGAGAATGAGTATGAATGTAAAACCGAGGGTGCAAAAGAGCCGTTAGTAGTGTTTACCTTGGACTCAGGCGCACATCAAAACGTACGACTCATCAAGATTGACGTCGAAGGACATGAACTTGAGGTGCTCAAAGGCGGTATCGAAACCATCAAGAAAAACAAATACCCACCAATCATCTTCGAAGCGTGGGATTGGAAACCGTGGTTTCAACCAAAGCGCAAAGCCCTATTTGAGTACCTAGAGGGTCATGGCTACAAAATACAACAGCTAGGACATAACAACTTAGCTACACACGAAAGCCATAAGTGATTGAATATACTTGGTCTTACTCAAGCTTAGACTTGTTTAAACAATGCCCTCATAAATACTACCGCTTGCGGGTAGCCAAAGACATCAAGGAACCCGAGTCCGAGGCTATGCGGTACGGCAAGGAAGTTCACCTTGCGGCTGAGGAGTTTATTAGGGACGGCACCCCTGTGCCTGAGAAGTATGCATTTATGCGTGAGCTACTTGAGCCAGTCCGTAAGATCACAGGACAACATCTTTGTGAATATCGTTTAGGATTGACCCGGGCCCTGGAACCTTGTGAGTTCTTTGGTAAAGATGTTTGGTGGCGTGGTATCCCCGACTTTTTAGCTATAGATGGAAAGAAGGCTACCCTGCTTGATTACAAGACGGGCAAGAGTTCCAAGTATGCGGATACCAAGCAGTTAGATTTGCTTGCCCTAGCCATATTTAAGCACTTCCCCGAGGTCGAAACCATCAAGGCGGGTCTGCTATTCGTGGTGGCAAATGACTTTATTAAGACCAAATATGAGCGTGCCGAACACGAAAAGACATGGGTACAATGGCTAGAAGATACGCACCGACTTGAGAAATCGTATGAGGTAAACGTTTGGAACCCCAAACCTAACTTCAGTTGCAAAGCATGGTGTGTCGTAAAAGATTGCATCCATAACGGTAAAGGGAGTTATAGATAATGCCTTACAAAAACAAAGAAAATCGTAACTACAAGCGGGAGTACGAGACTTATCAGGGGAAACCCGAACAGGTTAAGAATCGTGCATTGCGTAATAAAGCCCGTGCAACTTTAGCCAAAGATGGTAAGGTAACTAAGGGTGATGGCAAAGACGTGCACCACGTCAAAGCGTTTGACAAGGGTGGTACAAACGGGGATGGATTAAAGGCGGTACCTGCATCTACAAATCGGTCGTTTAAACGGGATGCAAAAAAGAATTTAGTTTCAGAAGTAAGTAAGCGGGAACGCAAAAAAGCTTGACAAAGTTTTAAGTAGTACTAGAATTAAAACGTGGATCAAAACTTCGGTTTTGGTCTACACCCTATTGGAAAGAGTAGAGTGCAAATAATAGACAACAAGGCTCTCCTGCTAAGGATTAAAGAGCCGCAACGCATTACAACAGTAATTCCTAAATCGAAGATGCTAGATTCGGGGGAAGTGCTCGTCAAGTGGGGGCTGGAAGAAGCCCAAGTATTAAAGAACTTACGCATAAAGAATGTGCCATCTCCCATTGAGGCGCACTACGACTGGCCTGGGTTATACAAGCCGTTCGACCATCAGAAAACAACTGCATCGTTTTTAACCTTGCATCGTCGGGCTTTCTGTTTTAACGAACAAGGCACAGGTAAAACATCATCTGTAATTTGGGCTGCCGACTATTTGATGACGCTCGGTGTTATTAAGAGAGTCTTGGTGCTATGCCCATTGTCTATCATGCAGTCGGCTTGGGAGAACGACCTATTTAAGTTTGCCATGCACCGCAGTTGCGCCATAGCCCATAGCTACTCCAAAGAAAAAAGAATTGAGGCTGCCAACAGTTCGGCTGAGTTTGTGATTTGTAATTACGATGGGCTAGAAATTATTAAGGACTGTGTAGAGAACTTCGACTTGATTGTGATTGACGAAGCAAATGCGTACAAGAACGTATCTACCAAACGTTGGAAGACACTTAATACTTCCCTACGCCCTACCATGTGGGTATGGATGCTGACAGGTACACCCGCTTCTCAGTCGCCTACTGATGCGTACGGACTAGCCAAGATTATCAACCCGTCAGGTGTGCCCAAGTTCTTCGGTGCTTTTAGGGACATGGTAATGCAACGCATTACAACATTTAAGTGGATACCCAAAATTAGTTCTGAGAATACTGTGCATGAGGTGCTACAACCAGCAATACGTTTTACCAAAGAGGAATGCCTAGACTTACCAGACATGACCTACGTGACTCGTGAAGTACCGCTTACAACACAACAGCTAAAGTATTACGAGAGCTTACGTAAAAACATGTTGACCGTAGCGGCAGGAGAAGAGATCTCAACAGTAAATGCTGCGGCTAATTTAAACAAGCTTCTTCAGTTATCTTGCGGTGCAGTATATTCGGATAGTGGAGAGATCGTAGCGTTTGATGCCAAGTCTAGAATGACTGCGTTGCTTGAGGTTATTGAGGAAGCAAGCCACAAAGTTATTGTGTTCGCACCGTTTAGACATGCCATCGACATCATTGCAGAAGAATTAAAAAATAACGGCATTACTTCGGAAACCATACACGGCGGGATAACCGCAACCAAACGCACCGAGATATTTGCTAGATTCCAAACAGAGGACACCCCGCAAGTCCTTGTAATACAACCGCAAGCGGCGGCGCATGGGGTTACGTTACACGCTGCTAACGTTGTAGTTTGGTGGGGTCCGATCACATCCATAGAAACATATTTGCAGGCGAACGCACGTGTTCACCGGGCCGGGCAGCGTAACCCTTGCACTGTAGTTCACATTCAGGGTTCACCCGTAGAGAGAAGAATCTACAAGATGTTGTCAGAGAAGGTTGATATTCATGCACGACTAATCGACCTATATAAAAATATTGTGCAAGGTACTTGACAAAGTACAAATTAGTATTAATATAGTAGTTATAAATATAAAGGAGTGCTTAATGAGTGAAGTAAATGCCGAAAGGCTCGCCAAGATTTACACAAAAATTCGTGCTAAACGTCTTGAGTTAGAAAAAGAAGTAAGTGAATTGCAAGAGCAACAAGATCTAGTTGCTAGAGAAATACTAGAGTTGTGCAAGGAACAAGGTGTACAAACCATGCGTACGGAATACGGTACGATTTCAATGCGCACAACAAAAAGATATTGGACTAACGATTGGCAGTCCATGTACAACTTCATCAAAGAGCATGATGCATTTGCGTTGCTACATCAACGGATTAACACAACCAACATGAATCAGTTCTTAGAAGAAAACCCCGATCTACATCCGCCGGGGCTAAATGCGGATGCAACACAAACTATTGCAATTGTCAAAAGATAGGAGTAGTTATGAAAAGAGTGCTAGTAGGATTTTTATCTCTTGCTTTTGCCACTGCGGTCTATGCTAACTGTCGCACACAAACCATCACAACTGCGGATGGTAGATTTGTAGTATGCACAGTATGTTGCGATCAATGGGGTAACTGCAATACAACTTGTTTTTAATTTTAGAGGAGCAATAAATGAGCAATGAATTATCTGTATTAGGTTCGGGTCTACCTAGCTATTTGAAAGAAACCCAGTTAGACGATACAACCAAAGCCTTGATGGGTGGCGGTGGTACAGGTGGTATGAAGCGTATCTCCATCAAAGGCGGTGTATGGCGCATGATGGTTAACGGCAAAGAAGTAGCGAAGAACGAAGACCGTGCGATGAACGTAGTTATCGTAGCCGCTTCACCAAAAGTATCTCGTACGTTCTATGCTAAGTCTTTCGTAGAAGGCGAAGTAACTGCACCTGACTGCTGGTCTTCTGATGGCGAAGTGCCAAGCCCCAAGTCTGAAAACCCACAATCCAAGCGTTGCGTGGACTGCCCACAAAATGCCAAGGGTTCAGGTCAAGGTGATAGCCGTGCTTGCCGTTATAGCCAGCGTTTGGCAGTTGTATTAGCCAATGATGTTGGTGGTGAGATTCTTCAGTTAACCTTGCCAGCGTCATCTATCTTCGGTGCAGGCGAACCAGGCAAATGGCCTTTGCAGACTTATGCCAAGATGATTGGTAGTAAGGGTGTACCCATCACTGCGGTTGTAACTGAGATGCGTTTTGATACTGATAGCGCAACACCTAAGTTGGCTTTCAAACCAGTACGTGTATTGGACGCAGAAGAGCACGCTGTAGCAATTCAACAAGGACAGTCCGCTGCGGCTAAGTCGGCTATTACTATGACGGTTGCAGAGGTAGATAATGCCAAGCCACCTGCTAAGTTAGAAGCTAAAGCAGAGGCAAAGGTAGAGTCTGTGGCTGTTGAAGTCGAGGCAGTTGAAGAACCTACTAAGCGTACGGCAAAGAAGGAAGAAGCCCCTGCTCCTAAGAAAGACATCTCCAAGCTGCTGACCGAATGGGATGACGCATAATGCCAAAGGGATATTCGCTTCTGATGGCGGATGAGATCAAATCTGCCGACTCCCAGCTATTGGGGGTTCAACTAGGTAGGGTTTGTATTAATAAGGATATACCCGTATCTGACGTAGCGAGTTTCTTTGGAGTAAGCCGAATGACTGTATATTCTTGGTTTCGAGGTAAATCTATAGTCTCTGGCAAACACGCTGAGAAGATGAAAAAACTAGTTGATAAATTGAAATAAGCTTATGAGGGGGGCTAGGTTAGCTACCGAAAAGGGTGTATGCCGTCACACCCCTGCCCATTCCTTTTTATAACAACGACGGCTCATATAGGACGGCTATGCTTTC